TTGCATCACGCACTGGAGCAAGTTCAGAAAACGGGTTTTATCTGTAACAATCTTCTCGCAACTGTCGCACTGCCGCGCATTGGAAAAAAACAGATAAAGCCTCTGGAAGATAATGAATTATGCGCGTTTCTTAAGGAGATTCGCGGAGATACCTACGAGCTGGTGTACTTCGTCATCGTTTTCACGGGGCTGCGGCAAGGAGAAGTGCTTGGTTTGACTTGGGACTGTGTGAATTTTGAAAAACACACACTGCTGATAAACAAACAGCACGGCAAGAAAAAAGGCACTTGCGAGTATTGCTTCAGCAGTCTAAAAAACGACCGTCCCCGCCTCATCGAAGCGGCAGACGGTGTGATGGATGCACTTAAAAAACAGCAGATCCGGCAGCAGCGATGGGCAGCACGGTTGAAAGATGGCTGGGAGAACTCAGACAATCTTGTATTCACCACAGAAACAGGCCGTTACCTCTGCAATCAAACGGTCTATCTTGCATTCAAAAAAGTCATGCGTCGCCTTCACCTTGATGCGACAAGGTTCCATGATCTTCGCCACACCTACGCCGTTAACAGTCTAAAGTCCGGCGATGACATCAAAACTGTACAGGAAAACCTTGGACACCAAACGGCGGCATTCACGCTTGATGTATATGCCCATGCCACAAGCAGCATGAAGCATGAAAGCGCAAACAGAATGGACCAATACATCCACAATGTGACCAAGCCGTAAAGGGTATAAATAAGGGTCAAAGAATCGCAGAAACGAAAAAATCCTTGAAAGCACAATGCTTTCAAGAATCAATCATGGTGCGCGAGGCGGGACTTGAATTCTCAGAGGCGTGTAAAATGCTGTAAAGCCGTGTCAAAAAAGTCTTGTATTTTTAAGGCTTTTCCGTTTTCGGTGTAAAATGCTGTAAAACATTGTAAAAGCTATAAGGGGAAAACTTAGGGGGAAAAAAAGAGCCCCAGTAAATAGTTACTAAGGCTCGATTTATTTAGAGATTATCGACAATCTGATCAATCTTTATGCTTTTTTCAGCAAGACTTTCAATGAAAAGAATCAGCAAATTATACGTTTCCTCATTCAGTTCTCCAATCACGTCAAACTGTATTTTCTCTTTATTGAAATAATAGAATTGTTCCGCTTTTATGTATCCTTCTTTATCGTTTGCCCAATCTATCATCTTTTCGTCCGATGCTGTAATTGGGAAATTTCCGGGATATCTTAGCTTGCGCCTCTTCTGCTCATCATTCTTAAAAGACGACATCACAAGAGCTATAAAATCAAACGGAACCCCTTGCACTTGTCCTCCCTCATCGTCAATGACGACAAACGAGTGTCGAGGCAAAATGCTTTCGTGATCCTTATAACTCTTAACGAGGATAATGTCGCCTTGCTTACACATCAATCATTCACCTATTCCTTAGTTTTGAGAGGGAAAACCGTTGCTTTTTTATTTCCGTCTACTACGTCCGCACTCCAACGCATCGCTATAACGTCTTTCAGTGCTTGAGATGTTGATAAAGTCTTACCAGAAAAAGTCACCTTATTGGTATCAAGTTTCCGGCGTTTGCTTACTGTTGCTTCCATGTTTTCCTCCTCTCTTTGGTCATAGCAATTCTGATTGTCCCTATCCATATTTAGAATATAACACCCCTTTCGCTCAAAATCAATCGACATTTTTAAATGTTCACAATTTTCCTATATATTATGTCCATCTATATGAGTAGTACCCGCATAAGTTGCACGTAAGTGATCAACAAGTCACAAAAAACTCTTAGATAATTGTCGCCTCGATTTCAAATCGAAGCGAGCTTCACTGCCCGGATTTCAAATCGGCGCAGTGGCCGCCTGATCTGGACAGTCGCAAAGGTCTCATTTCAGATGAGACCCTCAATGCACCGAAAGGCTCGGATTTCAAATCCGACCTTTAAAACATCCCTACATATATGCAGCAAGAGCGGAGGAGTCACCCTCCGCTCTTCTATTATGCCTCTCCTTGCCCCTCAGAGGCCGCAGGAGCGCTTTCGTCGCGCTCTACGGCTTCGTCTCTATGGCTCGGTTGATAAAGCCGTTCACGCTCTCACTGTGGGCTTCTGCGTGGGCTTAACAATCAAAGCATTCCGGCCTGATTCCTTCCCGCGCGTTATCGTGTAAAGTAATTCCGAAAATCACTCTGCATTCTGCTTTTCTTCAACGCAGTCGAGAACATAATCGCGCAAAACTGCGTTCGACGTCTTCCCAATCTCTGCACAGTATGTCTTAAATTTTTCCGCTTGGTCTTTCTTCACGCGGCAGCCCAGCGTCGTCATATTTTCCGCATCCCATTTCGCATTTGCTTTTTTCCTCGATTCCGTTACCGCCATTCTATCCCCCCTTTCCAGTTGACTGGTATTATATCACTTCACAAATACTATTAACAGTACCGCATTGCACAATTATGTACTGTTAATATTGTTTATCTCGTCTATTGATTAGTACTGTTAATAGTGTATAATAGAAGCATAGCAAGAACCAAGAGATTGAGCGAAGGTCGATAGCCGACGCGACGCCGTAAGAGCTGGAACGGAGAAGATTGATAGAAACTCCCAAAGGGATAGATACTCAGAGCCACCAGCCGCCGATCTCACCCACAACTTAAGGAGGATAAAACAATGAGCATCAATGAAATGGACAGCAAGATCAAGGAGCTGCGCGAGCTTCGCCGCATGGCCGACGAGCTGGCCGCGGAAATGGAGGCCATTCAGGACAGCATCAAAGCCCACATGGACACCGAGGGCGTGGACACCATCAATGGCACAGATTGGAAGGTGACCTATAAGGCCGTGACTTCTTCTCGCTTGGACACCAACGCATTGAAAAAGGCTCTTCCCGATCTGGCGCAGCAGTTCACCAAAACCACCGCTGCGCGCCGCTTCTGCGTTGCATGATGGAGACCATCGTAGCTATCGCCGGAGCAATTCAACTCGCAAACTGGCTTATATTCCTGATTGAAGCAATAGAAAAGCCCCCTGCGCCCAAGCCGTCCAAAGCAAAGCGCAGAGAGCCCTAACCACCACCCACCATAGCGGCGGTCGGTAGATCCATTATACCGGCCGCCCATCAAGAAAACAAGGAGAAATTATGAATACAACAGATGAGATCATTTCCATAATTCACCGATCCAGCGGCTACAAACGTCTTTATATGGAGGCTGTCATCTGTACGATGGTCGGAGCCGTTATGCCTTGTACCGCCAGCCGCGGCGATATGAAGCGAGCAATTCGTTTAGGCCGCATCTTACAGCACAACGCCGAAATCCAGGCCGACCGGGACAACTATCAAATCGTCGAAAATACGATCACCTTCATTCGCCGTGAATGGCTGCGCAAAGGTAACTGCTCGATCAAATCTTCCTCTCCGAAGGAGGAGGCTTAATGATGCATACGGAAAAATTTGATATTAGTACCAACGAAAAAAGGCTGCTGCACATGATTAAAGGCTCAAAGGACCCGAAAGCCGCCGCGGATGTAGCTATTGACGTAATTCGTGCCTTCTTAGCCCCTACCATGACGGAAGATCTTGCATTTCTCGAAGCCATTCAGAATGAAGAAAAACGGAGAGCGGTCATTGAGCTGCTGGAGGGGCAAAAAAGATGAATGACAAACAGCGAGAAGAATATTTGGTCATGCCAGACGCGCAGAAAAAGGAGTTTTTGCGAAACGAGGTAGAACGGATCGCCGCGCTGCCGGAATGCGAACACGACGCGGCCTTTGACGCGCTGCGTGAAGCCGTCATGCCGAAAATTGCCGATCTTCCTGTGAAGGGGAGCGATCTGACCTACGGGGAATATTGTCAAAAGAAAGGTCTCGATTGGCGGACAGGGGAACCCATCCACGAATAGCTCTCTTCGATAATATGCAAAGGTGCCTGCTTCTTTTAATCGGAAGCAGGCACCTTTTTGGTTATGACGGCCAAGCAGCGCTGCTCTTTGTTACCCTACCGTCTCCCCTACCCCCGGTGGAGGCGGCGTCGGCAGCACCGCGGGCAACTCTGCCACGCCGTGTCCCTCATCCTCGTTGCCTTTCTTCTCGTCGCTCCATCGGAAGTTGTATTTCAGGCTGAATTCCGCGCCACGCTGACCGTCTCGGTCGAAGAGACGTTCCTCTGCGTAAGCCTCGATGCGGGACTTCGCGCGCGTCACCGTGTCAACGAATCCTTTCTTCGCCTGATAGTCCAGCAACGCTTGACGGCTCGTAAACCCCAGCGCCAGCGCCAGCCCCGTCACCGTCGGCGGTCGCTGGTGAATGATAAACGGCTTGCCCCACTTGTCGCAGATTGGGAACCCATCGTCGCCGATAATAGGCTCGCCCTTGCAGTCTTCAAAATACCGGTCAATAGCGGCCTGCATCTGTTCCGCCGTCGCATATTTGGGCGGTCGTCCCAATTTTGCCATGCCGTCACCACTTCGCTTTCTTTGAAGCTTTCCCACTACCTTTATGCTGAACTGACCTTCGACTTGACATTTTGCGTGTCGCGAGATAGACTATCCTCAAGAGCATCCCCTCGCAGAGCGCCGCTGTCCGCAGCGGAAGAGCCGTTAATTTGGGGGATGCTTCTTTCTTGCATCTGCCCAATATTGACATCCCCGCCGTTTTGGGATACACTATTTGTCGGTAAGGATGTGTCCGACTTGACGGACTGCCCTACTTTTTTGTTGTAGTGGCATCTCCCACAATGTCAGAAAATGGAACGCCGTCCAGCTTGACAGTTCTGTTCTTGTAGAATATACTACCGATAGAACCATTTCGCAGAAGCTCTCGGGACGTTATTGTAAGCCCGAATTGGCGAAGAAGCGGGACGGTTCTTTTTTGCTCCCTCACACTTACAGATGGTATTCATTTCGTCCTTTCGTAGTGCAGCGTCAGCGCCCGAGCAATGGGGCAGCGCCGCCATTCTTCGTTGGCGCAATAGCGCCGCGTGTATTCGTCCAGTTCTTCCTTCGGCAGCGTGAGCTTCGCGCCCTCGCAGTTGAGATATTCGCGGTAGTCCCTCGAATAATACGGGCATACGAAAATTCCGCCGCGGTAACCGCTCATGTTGCACCTCGCGTTCGCGTCATTCTGCCTCTGTTCCCTTTTTTGTGTGACAAGCGTTCTTCCTTGCATATCATTATTTCCTGTGGTAAAATCAGAATTGACAATTCATATTCACCACAAGAGCGGTCCTCCCCGATTTGGGGAGGGCTTTTTTCATACGTGCACGAGAACCGCGCCGCTATCGCTCACGTCCTCGATGGGGCCGCCATTGATTGCGGCCATCGCGTGGACTTCGCGGTCGCCGTTACTCAGCTCGACGAGCGCGAGGCAGGCGACAGGGTACGTCTTGCCGTCCTCGAATGCGTAAAGCATATTTGCAGGGGCAGGGATGATCTGAATGATCTTGTTTTCGTTCATGGTTCTTGTCCTTTCTCAGTATTAAAGTCTGAAATGATTGTTTAGCGCCCGTTCGAATTTATCACGGTCATCGACGGGCAGGTGCGGGATAAGCAGGTGTTGCAGTTCATCACGCTGACGGTAGCGATCACGCTCACAGCGCGCGGGCTTGGTTGCTGTTAAAATATGAGTAGCGATTTCAATGTTCATGCTGTAACCCTCCCCGTGGCTTTGTAGAAAGTCGCGTCGACGTGCCCGGTTGCGCCGCGTCGGTTTTTATCGAGCCATAGTTCCAGCAGCGACGGCGATTCCATGCGGTCATCCGTTTCGCACGGCGGGTTATGCAGCAGCGTCACCGTATCCGCGTCCTGCTCGATAGCGCCGCTCTCGCGTAAATTTGCCATTGTGGCCCGAAAACTGCCGGAGCGGTCAGAGGCCGCCGCGCGGTTGAGCTGACAAAGACACAGAATAGGAATATTTAGCCTCATCGCAAGTAGTTTCAAGGCCCTGCTGTTCCGTGTGGTTGTCTCGTAGAGCGAAAGCCGAGCCTCCGGCGGCTCAAGCAGTCCGAGGTGGTCGACGATCAGCAGGCCCGGCTTTTCGCGGTAGGCCAGCGCCTCCACCTGCCGAACATTCATGCCCGAGCGCCGATTGAACACGATTGGCAGCGCGGAAAGCTCAGTCGTACCCTCGGCAAAACGCATATACTCGTTGTCGGTCAATCTGCCGCCGAACATGAGCCGTGCCGATGACAGGCCCCCAATATTTCCGACAAAGCGGGCGGAACAATCCTCAGCGCTCATTTCAAGTGAACAGTAGACTATCTTCACACCGCTTCTCGCCGCGTTGAGCGCGACTTGCAAGGCAAGCGCCGATTTGCCGATTGCCGGCCGTGCACCGATGACGTGTAGGCCACCGTTGATGAAGCCACCGCCGAGCAATTTATCGAACCTCAGCAGGCCGGATGCCACGCATGGCGCTCTGCCGCTGACCTGTTCAGACACGCGGTGTCCGAGCTGCGTGAGCGCCGCTGTGAGCGTTTGCGAATCACCCTGCGTGTTTTCCTCGGTAAGCCGCTGCAAAGCCTCCTGTGCGCGTCCAAGCGCGTCTGTGGGGTCGTGTTCAGCTGTTATCAGCTCATCGCCGATCTTTCGCAGGAAACGTGCGAGCGCTGCCTCTTTGACCGCCGATATGTACGCGTCGAGATTTGCGGTAGTCGGCGTCGTGTCCATCAGCCCGGTCAACAGTTTGTCCGTCACGTCGGTGCAGTTGCGTCCCGCTTCCGCTCGGATGGTCAGCGCATCGAAGCCGCCGCTTTCCTCATACTGCCGACGCATCGCCCGGAAAATCTCTTGCAGCGGCACGGAAGAAAACGTATCGTCTGGTAACTCTGCCGCCTCCGGAAACAACGACGGGTCAATCAGCAGCGAACCGAGTACGCCGTACTCATTGAGAATTGAATCCATGCTCATTCATCTCCATGTATCTGTTGCCTCGTCATATTGCCGGGGCGGTGGTTCAGCTTGTCCCGCATTACTTTGACGCTCCCATGTTCTAACCGCCGCTTTCCAATCGACGATCGGTTTTCCCTTCCCCTGTTTCCAGCCGTTAGCCGAATAGAAGTCAAAGAAGCGTTCAGCGTCCACAGCGTTCTTCCGTTCGGTGCAGTATGCCTTAATCTCATCGACCGTTGGAGGAATAAAACGAGGTCGTGGCGGCGTAGCCGCCTTATTCTCCTCACCTGTACTAACCTTACCTAAACTATCCTTACCTAACCTATACTGGGTTGACCGTTGGTTGCCATCTGGTAAACCATCGGTTAACCGTTGGTTGCCGTCCGCCAATTTCACCAACAAATTTTTGTAAATGCTCGGCTGGTATCGGTCCTTACGGATCTGATTATTCGTGCTCCAATCCGTGATATAAGCGACCAGCTCGTCGTTCAGCAGTGACACGGAACCTTTGGAGACGAGCACCCGCAGATCATCATCTGCTGCACCTGTCGTCCGCATCACGGTAAAGGCTTCTACGACTCCGTCATCATCCGCAGCCATACCGAGATCATAGTAAAGCAAGCGCGACGATGGCGGCATCGTCAGAAAACGCGCCGAGTTGATAACTGACTTTGCGAACATCCTTCGTTCAGCCATTTTGCCACCCCCACAAGGTCTCCTGACCGGTCATCTTTAAAAGCGCATCTTCCGCTGCGTGTGAGATCGCCGCGATCTCCCTTGATCGTCTCGACATCGAACTGATAAAGCGCTGAATATCAAGCGTGCTTGTCGGCAGAAAATACCCATTTTTGCAGTCGGCCAAAATCAGCTTCCCAGCCTTGCGCTCCGCCTGGATGCGACGGCGGATCGACCGCTCATCCTCGCCGGTAAGCTGGACTAATTCAGCAAGCGTCGTGCCTTTCTCTGCCCCCTCGTGAAGCAAGTCGGAAATAAGAAACTTTTTCTGCGTCAATGACCTACTGCTGACAGGGGCACGTTCTTTTTCAGTGCTCATTGTCACCCGTCACCCCCGCTTTCCACCTCGCCCATTCCCGCAGTCCGTCGACGAGAACTCGAGAGCAGCCGTTGATCTTGATAATCGGAAAGCCTTCCGTCTTCGACCATGCGTAAATGGTCGGACGACTGACCGACATAAGGCGCGCCGCCTCCGTCATTGAAACGGCAATAGGGTCAATTCTTTCCACTAACTTCGCCCCCTTCTAATGAACTCACACTCTCTGCATTTAAGAGGTCACGGAGTAATGGGATATTCACGTACACTCGATTCCCAATCTTAATATGAGGTAATGCACCTCGCGCAAGACGTGATCTAAGCTCTTTTTCTGGCAGAATGCCCGAAGTTGCCGTTTGTCGAATAGTCTTAAATTCATTCATCATATTCTCACCACCTCCCCCAAAAATTGTAAAATATCGTTTGACTTTTTTGCCATAACGTAATATAATCGTAGCATATCAAAAATAATTTGTCAGCTTACATTTAATGGAGTTTTGATATTACATCGGAGGTAATATATGGGGCGAAAACCTGTTACTGTAAACAAAAAAAGCGCTGAACGTATTACTATTCTACTAAGGTTCTTAGGGCTATCACAGGAACAATTCGCCGATAAGACCGGGTATAGTAGGCAGTCAATAAATGCATTCGCACGTGGAACACGTCGTTTAACCAACGAAGCCGCAGAAAGAATAAGCCAGTGTTATCCGTATATTCGAACAGAATGGCTTCTGGGATACGACGACTATATGACCGTTGACGATAAAAAACTCGCGGATGATAAATTCTTCGCAGGGCACTCCCTATTATCACAATCCTTTCTTGGATTCGCCAGATTTAATGGTTTTGAATTCAATTCTAAAGAAATCAACGCTAAAGACCAGTCTGTTGAAATTCCGGATAACATACGCAATGTGCCCTTAATCTCTATTTTTTTCGAAAGCAAAAAAATAGGTAATTGCAGTCCTGCAGAGTACGGTCAAACAATCATCGAAATCAGCGACTTCGTTGAGTTCAAAATAAAGAAACTATGCGAGCAGAGCCGCAACTAAGCTGAAAAGCAAAAAACCGCCCCCGGTGCTGGAACACCGAGGACGGTTATAAGGGGCAGCAAACTGACAAAGCCTACTGCCCCTATATCTTAGCATGATATAGGAGGAAAATGCAATGACGAGAAAGAAAAACAGCCGCGCCGCTCAGGGTGCAGGCAACATCCGCAAGAAGACCGTTGTCAAGAACGGTCTCCCCTATACATATTGGGAGGCTCGCGTTACCATCGGGCGCGATCCCGGCACAGGCAAGCAGCTCCGGCGTAGCTTCTCTGGCAAGACGCAAAAGGAAGTGCGCGAAAAAATGCAGGCCGCCGCAGTCGCTATCAATGACGGAGACTATTTTGAACCGTCGAAGCTGACTGTCGGCCAATGGCTCGACACATGGGCGGCGGAATACCTGAACAGCGTCAAGCCGCGCACGGTCGAGAGCTACAAAGCGAATATCAAGCAGCACATCAAGCCCGCCATCGGCGCCCTTCGCCTCTCCGAGCTGACCGCCGTTGACGTGCAGCGGCTGTACAATGGCCTGACGAACAAGCGCAGCGGTGAGCCGTTATCTGCAAAATCAAAGAAGAATGTTCACGGGACGCTGCATAAGGCGCTTGAAAAAGCCGTTGCGCTCGGCTATATCCGGCACAACCCGGCAGACAAGCCCGACCTGCCCAAGATTCAAAAAGCCGAGATAAAGCCCCTCGCTGACGAGGAAATGGCCGACTTCCTTAACGCGATCAATGGAACCGAATACGAATCCGTTTATCTCGTAACTCTTTTTCAGGGATGCGTGAGGGAGAGGTGTTGGGGCTTACATGGGACTGCATTGACTTTGAAAGCGGCACGATCACGATCAAACAGCAGTTGCAGAAAGTGCGCGGCTCCGGCGGTGATTATGTTCTGGTAA